CGGGATACCAGACATCAATGTCCGCTCATTCGATCTTATCTAAGGTTGAATCGGGCGACATGTCTCGCATGTACGATCAGTCACGAGCTCCTCAGATAGTTATGACTGAAAAACAACGTACTACATCACCTGAAGCGCTGGCAGCAAAGATTGACCGAGCCGTTTATCGGATCGATGTTTCGTCTGAGTCAGTTCCCGTCACGGGATTTGCACGTGGCCTCTTTATGGAGCCTACTGTGTTTCTGACGTGCCGTCATCTCTTGCTCGATTTTATCGAGTCGGGTCGCGCTTTCACTGTGAAGCTTCAGTCCCAATCTCAGCCAACTTTGGTTTACACTTGTTTAGTGGATCCCACAGAAGTTGCTTGGGGAGTTGGATATGGAGGAGGTGATTACGCGCTTTTGCGCATTCCCTACCACACAAAGGATCATGGGTTAGTGGACTATCTCGTCAATGAGATCCCTGACGCTGCTTTTCGTGTGGTATCTCCGCTTGCGGAGCCACATGCGTACATGACTTACGCTCTTTTTAACGATAAGGCTATTAGAGAGTATCAGTCCGGGTGGCGTCCCGCCCGTTGCTTGATGACGCAATCCCAGTGGGTTGAAACCCATATGGATATGCGAGTCTTCAAAGGCACATCGGCCAGTGGCGACAGCGGCACCCCCGTCGCGGCAGCTGGTCCCTCTTGTGGAGCAATCCTGCCTGGGCTTGTCGTAGGTCGCGTTGGCGATCATGGACTGATTGCCCCAATTTACAGACACGCGTACAACGTTGTGGTCTCTAAGTTGGTCGCCCAGACGAATGTGCCCGTCAACACTGCGGTGTTGCGCCTCTCTCCAGGTCCCCTATCCCACAACAGTGACTGGGGTTGGCTTGAGAAAGAGAGGTCCCTTTCGGGCGTTGTGCCAATCGGCACTCTGAGCGGGGTAGCCTGTAGGACTATGTCCTCAAAGGTTGCCCCTAACTCCTACGGAGAGTTCTTCTCGCTGAAAAGTGACAAAGGGCCCCCCGTTTTGTCTGACCGTATGGTCGACGGTGTCCGAGTGGGTCCATTCAGAAAGAACCACAACGACCTAGCGTCCCTCCAAGGCCACTTTACACTGGCTGAGGTTCGCGAAGCCGCGAGTGTTGTTTTGTCAAATCCTAAGTTCAAGGGCCACGATGTGTTCCCTCTGACCTTGAATCAGACGATTAACGGCATTTACGGCGACAAGTTCATCAACAGAATGAATATGTCTACCTCGTCAGGGTACCCCACCTTCACGCAGAAGAAGAATTTCTTTACTTTTGACGCTGATGGTGTAGCTACTCCCAAGGAGTCTCTCATTGAGACCCTAGCGGCGGAGGCCGCCCACTTAGCACGTGGTGCGCCCTCGAAGATCGTCTTCGACGCATGTTCGAAAGACGAGCCTTGCAAGAAAAGCAAGCAGCCGCGCATCTTCCTGATAGTCCCAATAGAGGCTTCCATGTTGATCCGTAGCATTCTACTTCCGTGGTTTGTTATGTTGCAGAAACAGTGGAAAGTGCTCGGGTGCGTCATAGGCTTAAACGCTTATTCGTACCAGATGCACGAGATGTACAAGTGGTTAGCAGACTTTTCGAAGTGGTGCTTTACTGGCGATTACGAGTCTTATGACTCCCACTTAGATCCGTGGTTGGAGTACTTCAGTTACTACCTCTACAAGGGTTTGATTGAGCGCGATCCTGAGAGGTACGCTCATTGGACCAGCCTCGAGTACGCTCGCGCCTTTATGGCCAAAGAATTTGGGGTTCCTGCTGAGTGGGTCACGAAAACTCTCTTTGAGATGGCGGTCTCTTTACTGGCTTGTTTAGCCTTTCCCGTCTACCTCTCAAGTGGCGACGTTACGCTCGTTAGCTGTTCAGGCTCATCGGGTGTCAACGTCACTACCCAGGACAATTCCTACAAGAACCTCTGCATGATGATAATCGCCTATTCCAAGTTGGGGCTTTCCCAGCCCTTCTTTCGGATGGTGCGATGTGTCTTCTACGGTGATGATAACGCTCTCGCCGTCAGGACTAAGAAGTTCGACTTTGATTACGTCCACACCTTTCTAGCGTCGCGCGGTATGTCCTACACGCGCGCGGACAAGTCGGCTGGCACATACTCTTTCCACCCTCCTATCGAGATCGATTTCTTGAAGAGGACCATGCGGTGGTCTGAGGATTTTGAGTGCTATGTTGGCCAATTGTCCCTCAAGTCCATTGCTAAGATGTTGCAGTGGAAGGTTCGGTCCGATGCTATGGATAGCTTGGAGCAAGATCGTGTACTTGTTGACGCGTCTCTTGTGGAGCTTTTCCTACATGGGCGCAAAGTGTGAGA